CATTAAGGATGACTGGCAATCAAAAAGACAAAGAAATTGCTAGACAATATCGTTCTAAGAAATTTTACATTGTTAAAATTATTGACCGTGACGCTGAAGAAGATGGTGTTAAATTCTGGAGATTTAAATGGAATTATAAAGGTGACGGAATCATGGATAAAATCATCCCAATTTTCCAAAAAAGAGGAGATATTACAGATGCTGTTGAAGGTAGAGATTTAACATTAATGTTGAAATCAATTCCATTACCTAATGGTAAAGGAAACTATACTGTTGTTTCTATGGTGATGGCTGAGGACCCAAGTCCGTTGTCTACAGATGAAAACACAGCTAAAGAATGGTTGAGTAATTCTGAAACATATAAAGATGTTTATTCACAAAAACCAGTTGAGTATTTAGAAGCTATTGCTAGAGGAGAAACCCCAACATGGGATAGTGATTTGAAAAAATATGTTTATGGTGACTCAGAAAGTACTATAGAGTTTGGAGACAATTCAAATCAAACACAAAATGTAGGTAACTTTGACCCACAGGCTGACCAAGATGTTGATGAAGAATTACCTTTCTAAAATTAAATTATAATGGCAATTAAGAAAAAAAGTTTTAAAGACGTTAAAGGTAAATTTTCTAAAAAAGCTTCCTTCAAACCAGATAGATTTTTTGATTTGGGGGAAGCGTTTTTAGACGCTACTGGAATACCAGGACCTTCCATGGGGCATATAAATATGTTTCTTGGTCATTCTGATACTGGAAAAACTACAGCTTTAGTTAAAACAGCTGTTGATGCTCAAAAGAAAGGTATTTTACCGGTGTTCATTATAACTGAACAAAAATGGGATTTTGACCATGCTAAATTAATGGGTCTTGATTGTGAGTTAACCGAGGAAGGAGATTGGGACGGTTTTTTCTTATTCAATAACGATTTTCAATATATTGAACAAATCACTGATTATATAAATGATTTGTTAGATGCACAAGAAAAAGGTGAATTAGAATATGATTTGGTTTTCCTTTGGGATTCGGTTGGTTCTGTTCCATGTAAAATGACTTTTGATGGTAAAGGTGGAAAACAGCATAACGCTAGTGTATTATCTGATAAAATTGGTATGGGAATAAACCAAAGAATTACTGGTTCTAGAAAAACTAGTTCAACATATTTAAATAGTTTAATTACGGTAAATCAACCGTGGGTTGAACTACCAGATAACCCATTCTCACAACCTAAAATTAAAGCTAAAGGAGGTGAATCACTTTGGTTAAACTCCACATTAGTATTTTTGTTTGGGAATCAAAAAAATGCTGGAACATCTAAAATAACAGCAACAAAAGATAAAAGAAAAGTAAAATTCGCTACACGTACTAAAATATCTATTATGAAAAACCACGTAAATGGTTTGGGTTATGAAGATGGTAAAATTTTAGTTACACCACACGGTTTTTTAAAAGGTAAAGATGCTAGCGAAGAAAAAAAATCAATAGAAGATTATAAATCTGAAAACTCTGATTATTGGAAAAACATAATTGGCTCTGACGGTGATTATAATTTAGCTGTCGAAGACACAGGAGAAATATTTTAAATTAAAAAAAATGGCAAAAGTAGAAAAAGGAAACAAAATTAAAGTTCATTACGTTGGAACTTTAAATAACGGTGAAAAATTTGATAGTTCACATGATAGAGGACAAACTTTAGATTTTGAAGTTGGCAGTGGACAAATGATTAAAGGATTTGATGAGGGAGTTATTGGTATGGAAGTAGGTGAAAGTAAAACACTACAATTAAAACCAGAAGATGCTTATGGTTTAAGAAATGAAGAAGCTCAAACGGAAGTACCGAGAGAGGCTTTACCACAAGATTTTAATCCACAAATTGGTGAAACAGTACAAGGACAAACTGTCGATGGAAGACCAATTCTAGCTAAAGTTAAAGAGTTATTAGAAGACAAAGTAATTTTAGATTTAAATCATCCACTAGCGGGTGAAGAGTTGAATTTCCAAGTAGATTTAGTAGAGATAGAAAAATAGTATTTAACCACATAAATAACCAAAATGTTAAAGACATTAGTTGTCGATGGTAATAGTATATTACAAACAGGATTTCATGGTGTAAAAGATTTTTACCATAATGATAAACATTTTGGTGCTATTTTTTATTTCTTAAACACACTCAAAAAAAATCTAGAAAATGAGTCGTATGATAAAGTAGTTGTTTTTTGGGACGGAAGAAAAAACTACAAATATAGAAGAGACTTATATCCAACCTATAAGGTAAATCGTAAAAAAAGATTAGATAAAGATAAGACTGATGATATGTTCCGTCAAAAAAATAGGATATCACAGTATCTAGAAGAATTATTTGTTAGACAAGGTGAGTACGATAATTGTGAAGCTGATGACTGCATCGCATATTATTGTACTCATTCTAAAAATGAAATAAAAACAGTGTTAACAAATGATAAAGACCTATTACAATTAGTTGATGATAATGTTAATGTATTACTAAATACAAACGATACACTTATTAGAATTAATGACAAAGTTAGAATAGGAAAATTACCCTTAAATATCCCAACAACAAACATCCCCATAGTTAAAATTTTATTAGGTGATAGAAGTGACAATATCAAAGGAATTATGTATTTTGGTGAAAAGTCTTTAATAAAGCATTTTCCAGAGATAGAAAATCAAAAGGTTACTGTAGAAGAAATATTAATTAAGACTAGGAGTAAAATTACTGAAGGTAGTAAAGATAGGGGTTTAAAAAACTTATCTAATGGACTTTCAGCGGATGGTAGGAAAGGTGATGAGTTTTTTAAAATTAATAAGAAGATAATAGATTTAAATAATGTTTTTTTAACTGATGAAGCTAAGACTGAAATATTAGATTTGATAAACGAATCTTTAGACCCAGAAGGTAGAGAAAATGAAAATATAGTACAAATGATGAATGAAGATGGGTTGTTCGGTGTACTATCTAAAAAAGATGACAATTGGACATCATTTATTCACCCATTAATTAAAATAAGAAAAAAAGAAATTAATTATTATAAAACACAAAACAATTAAAATGGAAGATAGAAAAATAACAAAATTCGAATTTTTACTAACATTGGAAGACCACATTGTTTGCCAAAGATTTTTTAATGTTAAAGGGTATAAACCAGTTAATATTAGGTCTTTAAATTTGTATGATACGGTAAATGATATAAAATCTGATATAATGAAGTCATTAAAGATGAAATCCACAGATTATTTATTGTCTCTTTATAATCCATATATATACACTGTCAATTTGTCAGAACAAGACTTAGATGAAGCACCTAAAGAATATTTTAATATCTACATAAAATTGAACAATGAAGTAGTATCACATAGAATTTTTCCAGCTTGGATATACCCAGGAAAAGTAAGATATACTGTAGATATTAGACCATTTCTTGGACGAATTTTAAGAGAATTAACTGACGTATTGTCAGCTGAAAAAGTTGAGAGAAAATATCTAGAAACTACACTTTAATAGTATTTATTAATTACCTTAAAAGATGTAAGATAGATGAGAGAAAATAAAAGTTTTGGTTATTTAGGACACACGTTTCAAATCAAATTAATTAACCAAATAATAACTGATAAAAAGTTTGCTAATAATATAATTGAAGTAATAGACCCAAAGTATTTTGACAATCAATATTTTAAATTGATTAGTCAAATGACTAAAGAATATTTTGAAAAATACAACACACCACCAACTTTTGATGTTTTAGACCAAATGACCAAATTGGAAGTTAGTTCCGATATGGCTAGAACTAACATATTTGATATGTTGGTCGAGATAAGGGAAGTTAATGTTGAAGACCATTTGTGGATACAAGAAAAAGCTCTTAAATTTTGTAAACAACAAGAACTTAAAAAAGCTATAGTCAAAGTTAATAAAATAATTGAGAACGGTGATTTTGAGTCTTATGATAAGTGTGAGGAATATATTAGACAAGCGACACAAATTGGAGAAGTTACAGATGGGGCAATGGATGTTTTCCAAGACCTAGATGAAGCTTTAATTGATGATTTTAGAGACCCAATACCTTTAGGTATAAACGGTATTGATAATATTTTAGATGGTGGTTTAGCTAAAGGAGAGATTGGTGTATTTTTAGCACCCACTGGTGTTGGTAAAACCACTGTATTGACTAAAGTAGCTAACACAGCTTATAATATGGGGTTTAGTGTTCTACAAATATTTTTTGAGGATAACCCAAAAGTTATACAAAGAAAACATATTACGTGTTGGTCTGGGATACCAGCACAAGAACAATCTTCTAGAAGAGAAGAAGTTTTAGAAAAGATTGCACCATATAAAAAAGGAAGAGGTAAATTAATCATAGAAAAATTACCATCAGATAGAATAACAATAGCTTCTATCAAAAATAGAATAAGAAAATTGGTAGCTGAAGGTAATAAATTTGATATGATTGTTTTAGATTACATTGATTGTGTACTTCCAGACAAACATTTTAATGAAAGTTGGCAAGGAGAAGGTTTAGTGATGAGACAATTTGAAAGTATGTGTAATGAATTAGATGTCGCAGGTTGGACCGCAGCTCAAGGAAATAGAACATCCATAAGTTCAGAAGTAGTTACAACTGATATGATGGGTGGTTCTATAAAGAAAGCACAAGTAGGTCACGTAATTATTACCCTAGCAAAAACATTACAACAGAAAGAAATGGGTCTAGCTACCATCGCAATTACCAAATCAAGAGTTGGTCAAGATGGTATTGTTTTCGAAAATTGTAAATTTAATAATGCAACATTGGAAATAGATACCGAACAATCTCAAACTTTATTAGGTTTAGAACAAGATAGAGAAAGAAGACAAGCTGAAAGAGTTAGAGCAGCATTAGCTAGAAGAGACCAACAAATAAACTAATAATAAAATTATAAAATGAGTAAAAGTAAAAATTTATTTAAGGAGAGAATTCCATATAAACCATTTGAATACCCAGAATATTATACTGAAGGTTGGATGAAACAGGCTCAGGCATTTTGGTTACACACTGAAATTTCAATGCAAGGTGATGTTAAAGATTGGAAAGAAAATTTAACTGAATCTGAAAAAAATTTAGTAGGGAATATCTTATTAGGTTTTGCACAAACTGAATGTGCGGTAAGTGATTATTGGACAACTATGGTTACCAAATGGTTTCCAAAACACGAGATTCGTCAAATGGCTATGATGTTTGGTTCACAAGAAACTATTCATGCTGTTGCTTATTCTTATCTTAATGAGACTCTTGGTCTTGAAAATTTTGAAGCATTTCTACACGAAGAAGCTATATCTAACAAATTTGAGTTATTGATGAATACTAGTTCTGATTATGACCACAATGATTTAATAACAATACCTACAGCTAGAAAAGAAGTTGCTAGAAGTTTAGCTATATTTTCTGCATTTGCAGAAGGTGTTTCACTATACTCATCGTTTGCTGTTCTTTATTCATTTCAATTGAGAAACTTATTAAAAGGTATTGGTCAACAGATGAAATGGTCTGTGAGAGATGAATCATTACATTCAAGAATGGGTTGTAAACTATTCAATCATATGTGTGAAGAATATCCAGAGTTGAGAGAAGAAAGCAAAGAAGATATTTACTCAGCAGCAAAATTAATAGTAGATTTAGAAGAAAAATTTATTGATAAAATGTTTGAAATGGGTGATTTAGAAAATTTATCAGCTTCGGATTTGAAAGAATTTATCAAACAAAGGACTAATGAAAAATTAAAAGAATTGGGTTACGGTGAACTATTTATCGTTAACCAAGAAAAATCTAGTAATCTTGATTGGTTTTATCATTTGACAGGTGGTCTTACACACACTGATTTTTTTGCCATTAGACCTACAGATTATTCTAAGGCAGGTGAAGATGACGATTGGGATGAAGATTCTTTATTTTAACAAAA